TCCTAAAGTTTATACACAATGAATCTAAAGATTTAAAACCACAGATGTTGTTTATGAATGAACTGAAGTGGAAGTATCTTATCCGTAATATCATTAGAGGTAAGAACATTATGATGACCGGCCCTGCTGGTTGTGGTAAGACAATGGCTGCCAAAGCCGCTGCCAATTCAATCGAAGGTTACTCTATGGAAATCTTTAACTTAGGTTCTACACAAGACCCTAGAGCTACGTTAATCGGTAATACTCAGTTCGATACTAAGAAAGGTACTGTGTTCTCTCCTTCACCATTTGTGAAAGCTATTCAAACTCCAAACACAGTTATTGTATTGGATGAGATTACGAGAGCTCACCCTGAGGCTCACAACATTCTGATGAGTGTTTTGGATGCTGGACAAAGATACCTCAGATTAGATGAGGCTGCTGATTCACCTGTTGTGAAAGTTGCAGAAGGTGTTTCCTTTATTGCATCTGCAAACATTGGTAATGAATACACCGCCACTCGTCAACTTGACCGGGCGATTGTTGACCGATTCTCAATCATTGAGATGGATACTTTGACTAGTGATGAAGAATCATCTCTACTTCAAATGATGTACCCATCAGTTGATATCAACCTAATTAACTCGGTTGCTGAGATTACTTCAATGACACGTTCTGAGGTTAAGAAAGAAACGCCACAACTCACTAACTCACTATCGACTCGTACAGCAGTTGAGATTGGTTCTCTACTCTACGATGGGTTTAATTTGGCTGAGGCTGCTGAGATTACAATCTACCCACTATTCGATGATGCTGGTGGTGCTCAATCAGAACGTACTTACATTCGACAGTTCGTTCAAAAGTTTGTTGGTTCTTCTGAAGAAGAAAATCTATTCAATGTAGAAGAAGATTCTAAGTTAGATAACCCATTTTAATAATTATTCTTAATTGTAATCCAAATGACTTCTGCTAAATTAGGTAGAAGTTTATTTGGAAATTAAGAAATAATTTCGTATATTAGTAAAAATATTATTATGAAAACAGAAAAATTAATTATAGATTCCATATTAGACACACTTGTCGAAGGTGGTTTCTTTGACAATGAATGGATTGATGAAGCAAAGTTCAGACCTCGTTTTAGAAAATCCGCAATAGCAATAGTAGAGAAAGATTTAGGAACTTCATTTGAAAATTTATTCGATTTGGCTGAACAGATTTCAAAAGAAATTATATTAGAAAATATAGATTCCACTATGGGTCGTTTGATGGATAAGGGGTTAGTAGAATCCGTTACAACTAAAAATGGTGAGCAGGGTTATAGATTAAATCAAAATACAAATACATAAAATTATGAGTGAAGACATTGATAAAAAAAATCCAATACCAGGATTAGGTCATACAATGACCCCCCATTCGGATGTATCTCAAGAAGAGATAGAGGCACTACAAGCTGCTGCAGATGAAATGGAAGAGTACTTATCCGAACCACAAAACGAATGGTCTGAAATGGATGATGCGTACTACGCACACCTAAGAGAGAGATTCGATAAAAGTGAAGATGAGATTGGGCCTCGGCAATTTAAACAATTTCAAAACGCGTTTCTACCAATTCAAATGATGGTCATCCCAGCAGGTAGACAACACAATGGTGAAGAGGTGGTATCATATTACCACATCCTAGTAGAAGATATGGAATCTGGTGAGTGTAATGGTTCGCATGAACTTATCACCGAACAAGAATTAGAAAACAAGTATAACATTAAATATAACAATTAAAATCAAAACAATTATGAAGTATTATATCGCAAAAGTAAAAGTAGTAACTACAGATGACAAAGGTAGACAAAAGAAAATGGTAGAACAATATTGTGTTCACGCAGTATCCGTAACAGACGCAGAAGCAAAGGTGCATGGAGAGTTTAAGAACGATGGGTTAGAGTTTGAAGTAACTCACGTTAATGAAACCAAAATTATTAAAGTTATATCTTAGTATATGAGCTATTCAATTGGCTCTACTGTAGTCGTAAGAGTATTTAAAGGATTTCAAGTGGGTAATGTCATCGATAAGACGCCCACTAAAACTGATGTTAAGTACATAGTGAAAATGGAAAATGGTAATGTGCATGAGAATGTGTTTGTCGATATAAAAGAAGCAGACGCGTCCATAGATAGTAATATTACAACATCATTTATAAACTCTAGAGATAATGGATAGTAAAGAATTTAATCGTATAAAACGAAGAGTAATAAAGACGTATCCAAAAGCAGAAACTCGTATTAATAACGATGGGCTATTCTTTGTTGGAACGGGCACAGAGGATTCGGTAGTTTCCGAATATATGATACCACCACAAACCACCGTATCGAACGCATGGTTATTGGTTAGTGAAACTATGAAGGTTCATCAGAATATTGAAAGAACAAATCCAAAACGAATGGATAGTATTTCTTTTGAGAAAAAGTTTAATCGGATTTCTAATAGAAATAAGAAACGATAATTAGTTTCATTAAAGATAGTTTCATATTTATTGTAAACAATTAAACAATTAAATACAATATTATGACACAATCATATGGAAAGCCGAGAGGTAGAGTAAATCAAGGAGGAGCAACTCACGAAAAGGATAGAGAACGACTTGCCAAGTTAGGTAAGAATTATAATTCAATAGACTTCACAATGAGCGATTCACTAAAAGATTATAACTTTTCTGATAAATCAGTACCAATTGGCACATTAGAAGTTGGGAGAACAACAATAGAACTAACATGGTCAGAATGTAATAAGGTTATGGAAATTCTAAAAGACGCACAAACAACACATAGACAAAAGATAAAGTTGGGGATGTTTTAATCTATGGAAACGTCTGAATTCTTTAAACAACTTGGATTAGGAGACCCAGATATGGAGAAAGCCCGAGAGTGGGTTTCCTATTCTAAGTTTGAAGAATCAGTACCAAGCGTATTAACATTATCTGAATTTGTTGATACTGTATTAAAACATACAGTTAAGGTTGATGCTAAACCACATCTATGGTTTTCGGAAAAGTATATGATAGGTAGGTATCTACATTCAGAAACTCCGGCTACTGATGAGTATGTTGAGCAGTTTGATAATAAAATAAAATTGTTAAAATCAAAACTAGCACTACATATTGAATGTGAACACATACAAAAATTCTTAGATATTTTAATAGACCAAATACACACCACTAGACTTGTGTTCCAAAGGGAAGTTTTAGAATATTTAAACGAATTATATAAAAAAAAGGTTAAGTAATCCATATTTATATACAGATGAAGATAGATGAAATTAAACAACCGTTTAAAGATAAGATATTAGAAATCCTAAAGTCAGAGGGTAATTCTGAAAGCAGACTTTTAAAATTAAAAATGTATATGCTGACTGAGGATTATTTCAAATCGTTTAATCTAGATGCAGCATGGTTAGCATACGAAATCAACAAAAATCATAATCATAAAAAAGGGTAAATATGTCTAACGATGAATATTGGAACGATAGTGAATTTGGATTCTTTAATACATTAGAAGACGAAGATAAATTACTATACCTATACGACCTAATGCTCGGTGACTTTGTACATGAGTACAATGGTGATGATGTGGAAGATGTCTTTGAAATCGAATTTGAAGAAGACCCAGTAGAACCAATACATCAGAATGTAGATGTTTCATTTGATGATAGAGGTAACCTAGTGTTCGCTGGTTCTAATGTTATGTTGTTACGAAAAGTTGCAGGTGATATGATGATGAATGGCCTTATATTACAAAACTCCCAACTATCGCTTGAGGATGATGTTGTTAAACTATCATATGAACTTATTGGTAAGTCAGAAGCAATATCAGTTAACTGACACCTAGTCAGTATTGTTATGACATTATGTCATACACACCCTCTTCGGTATACTATTTGAATATACCTTACTAAATTATAAACTAAAAAAAAGTTATTATGAATTATAATACAAACACACTAATTGACAGGTTGTTATATGCTAACAATATTAGTCAATCACAAAAAAATACCATCAATGCAAACCATATGAATATATCAGATGATGGGGTATTGAATATGGAATTCGATGTACCTGGTTTCTCCAAAAATACAATTACAATCAAATCCGTTGGAAACCGATTGTTTATTAATGGAGAAACCAGCGACCGAACACTTAACAAAGAGTATAAAATACAACAGAAGTGGAATGTGGATGCCACGACTGCTAAAGTTTTGGATGGGGTACTTACTATCTCAATACCACCTTTAAAAGAATCTGATAAGAGGGTAAAAACAATATCAGTTAAATAATGTTTTGTAAAGAAGTTATATCAGTATCGGATAAACTGTGGATTGTACAACGTAAAGTAAGAATATCGGATAACCCAATTGTAGAAACGTGGAGAGAACATTTACGCTCTGATAAGGTTTTTAAGAGAGAACCATTCTACTACTTTTGTGAAGCTATTACTGATGTAGAACCAATCGAGGATGAAACACAAATGGAATTAACGGAAGAAGTAGAATCTACAAAGGATTGAAAACTTAACAATTATTTAACATAAGGGGGCTTGTATAAGTCCCCTTTTTTTATTACATTTACATAGTAAAATAAAAACACATTATGGGAAATTTAGGATACGCTTGTATCAACATGACATTGGGTTCGCAGAAACCCAAAATTACTACTAATCGTAGTATGATTAAAAAAACATTTAAAGAAAGGGGTATATCTTATGCCTCTGAATTAGGGTTACAGAATTGTAGAGATTTAATTGAGATTATCAAATGGAATCATAAGAATGGTATCAACTTCTTTAGGTTGAGTTCTGAGTTGTTTCCTTGGGCTTCTGAGTACAATCTAAAAGATTTACCACATTATACTCGTATCAAAACTCTATTAGCAGGGGCAGGTCATCTTGCACAGACATATGGTCAACGTATTACATCACATCCTGGCCCTTTCAATGTGTTGGTGTCGCCAAGAGAACACGTTGTAGAAAATACTATTACTGATTTGACTACACATGGTGAGGTGTTTGATTTGTTAGGTTTATCTCGCACTCCTTACAATAAGCTGAATATACATTGTAATGGTGTGTATGGTGATAAGATTTCCGCCATGGATAGATTTTGTAAGAACTTTGAAAGACTCCCTGAGTCAGTTAGAACACGTTTAACGGTAGAGAACGATGATAAGGGTAGTATGTACTCAGTAAAAGATTTAATGTACATACATGAAAGAATTGGGATTCCAATTGTTTTTGATTATCACCATCATAAATTCTGTACAGGTGGTTTAACTGAAGAAGAAGCTCTGAGATTAGCAGTTAGTACTTGGGGTGATATCAAACCCGTAGTTCATTATTCAGAATCTAAATCATTACATGAAAATAATGATAAGATAAAACCCCAAGCACATTCAGATTACATTAGCAGTCTTCCTAATACATATGGTTTAGATGTAGATGTGATGTTGGAGGTGAAGGCAAAAGAACTTGCATTATTGGAAGCTAGAAACGAATTAATTACAAATTAGTTGAACCTAAACTAAAAATGGATTGTTGGTAACGAAAAAGGCTAAAGAATTATCAATCTTAGAGTACATTCAGACGAATGTATAGTATCCCCTTTAGCTTGTTTTAAGATTAATTATTATTATTTTAATACTTATTGTTATAGGTTATTAGGTTGTTATCAAGCTAATAACTTATTACTTATTTAATAATATTTGTAAATAAATACAGAACTGAAAGTTAATAAAACTAATTATAGGAAAATAATATGAAGATTGTTAATAACTTTTTTTCAAGAAAAAGTGCATTTGGATTTCTAATGATATTATCAACACTATCTTTAGCAAGTACAGCTGCATATTATTCGGTATTTGGTCTTAGTTCATTATTTGCTGGAGCAAAAACTGAAGTCATCATTATGGCAACTGCATTGGAGTTTGCTAAATTAATTGTAGCATCATATCTACATAACAATTGGGATAAGATTGGTTGGATTTTAAAATCATACCTAACATTGGGTGTGGGTATCTTAATGATAATCACGTCAGCAGGTATATATGGATTCTTAACATCAGCATATCAAACTACTGCAGACCAATTAACTATTATAGACAAACAAACTGAAGTAGTTGAAATGAAAAGAGACCGGTTCTCTGAATCATTGGATGGGTATAAGATTGAGAGAACTCAATTAAACACATCCATTACAGAACTTACTAAGGGGTTATCTAATAACACCATACAGTACAAAGACAAGGAGACTGGTGAGATTATAACAACTACATCATCTTCCACAAGAAGAGTCCTTACATCTCAGTTAAACGATATGAAAGAAGAACGTAATAAGGTTTCTATAAAGATGGAATTGCTTACAGATTCAATTACTTCTTTAGATTTAAAAGTATTGGATATGGAATCTAATAACGAAGTTGCAGCCGAGATTGGGCCTCTAAGATATATGGCTGAGATTACAAACAAACCAATGGCGACTATTGTAAATTGGTTTACTTTATTAATCGTATGTGTATTCGACCCATTAGCAATCGCGATGGTACTTGCCGTAAATAAATATATTGGTAATTCTGAAGACCTTCCAAAACGACAAAAAAATGATAGTTTTGGAAGTAGTTCAGATTTATCTAAAAAGGATGTTGAGGTGATTTTGAAATCAAATGAGAATCCACCACAACCAACTGAAAAGTTAAAAGAAGCTTCTAAAGTATATAAAGAAGAAATACACACTACTAAAAACGTAAATAAAAAGAAAATATACGGCGGCCTTTCAAAACCATATAGTGACTCAACTGCAACAGCAGAAAATAATGTAAAATAAATTTGGATTATACAAATGTTTTTTGTATATTTGTTATAACAAACATAAAAACTTAAAAGATAATATGGGTGATTTATATAATAGTGGTAGAAATACAACTGAAGGTGATATCGATGTAGAATATAATAGTGACTCAAAAGAAAAAGAAAAATACTTTCAAGAGTTTAGAGAATTTGACTACGGCCTAGATATTAAAGATAATATAATCTTAGTGCAAGATGAGATTATACAAGGATTAACATTTGATATTATATCAAAGGTACGATTACTTAGAAAGATTAATCCAGAACTAAAATCAATAACCATTCTATTAAATTCAGGTGGTGGTGATGTTGTGGAAACATTGGGGTTAATAGATTACATCAGAAGTTTAAATGATAATGATGGAATTAAGACTAACATAGTTTGTAGAGGAGCTGCAATGAGCGCAGCCGCACTACTATTATCGGCTGGAACGGGTCTTAGAGCAGCATCCAAACATTCTAAAATAATGGTACATCAATTATCATCATTCGCTGCTGGTAAACTTTCGGATTTAAAATCAAACGCAAAGTTTGCAGAACAATTAGAAGATGATTGCAATAATATTATGGCTGAATGTACAAAGAAAGATAAAAAGTGGTGGGAAGAGAATCAACAAAACGATTACTTCTTATCAGCAAACGATGCATTGGAATTAGGAATTATAAATAAAATCATATAAAACAAAAAAGTTATGGAATACACATACAGACCGTTAGGGGATAGAGTTGTCGTAAAAATAGTAAAACGACATGATGAAAAAACAACAGGTGGTTTATACAAACCATCGGGTTCAGACACCACAATGATGGGTGAAGTTGTAGCAGTTGGTAGTGGGTTGTTCACTCATTCGGGTGTAGTAATCCCTATGAGTACAAAAGTAGGTGATGTAGTTCTTTTGGATGGGACTGGATTTAAACACAAGAATGGTAAAGAAACATACAACATCTATAGAGAGAGTGAATTCTTATCTATATTGGATGAAACTAATACCAATTCATAATCACTATCACCCAACTCATTAATAATCAATTACTTACAATAAAAAATAAAAAGTTATGATACACATTTTAGATGAAAACCAAATTGCAGAGAACTATGAGAAGTTCAGAAAATTAATCAATCGAACCTTTGAAGGTGATAGATTGGAAAAATTAAATAAGATGTATGACAAATTGGAGGATAGAATCATCCTCACTCCTGCATCATCATTTGAACATTTTCACAATGCATTTGCAGGTGGTTATATTGACCACGTTCTAAGAGTAACTCTGAATGCAGTTAAAACATATGAGTTCCAGCAAGATTTAGGAATTGATATGAGTGGCCTTACAAAAGAAACAGTAATCTTTACAGCACTACATCACGACTTAGGTAAAGTTGGTAACGCTGATGAAAGTTGGTATATTCCAAATGATTCACAATGGCATGTTGAGAATCAAGGTAAGATTTATAAAACCAACCCATCAATGCATTGGATGAATCTAAACGATAGAACATTTTGGCTGTTAAATAATTTCGGAATAAAAATATCAGAAGTTGAATATTTAGGTATTAAACTTACAGATGGTCTTTATGATGATTCCAATAAAGAGTATTATATCGCATACAATAAAGATAATGCACTAAAGACTGGGTTACCATTTGTAATGCACCAAGCTGATATAATTGCCGCTAGATTTGAAAATGAAAGATGGTTAAAATTAAAGCAAGGTGAATCTCCAAAAAATTTAGGTGGTAGGCCAACAAAGAAAACAAAATTAGAAAACGTAACAATGCCAGATAAGATTGATTTTAAATCTATCTTTGGAGAAAATGAAGACGTATAATATGATAGTAGCTATAATAATATTATCAATCGTAGTCGTACTATTAGTATTTGGAATATATAATTTACTTCGTAAGAATGAAGCATTAGAAGATGAATTGGATAATTCAGACTCATACATTCAGTCGGTTTATGACTCAATGCAAAATGCATACAATAGAATGATAAAGATTGATAGATTGGGTTCATTTGAATCTGATGATGAGAGTGGATATATCTTTGATGAGATAAAGTCTTCAATGGAAAGCTTAAATGAAAAATATAATTTAGATGGCGAGGAAGAAAAAAAGTAAACGATATTTCACACAAATAACAGAGATTGCTATAAATGCATATAATGGGTCTGATGACCAAGTATTAAAGAATAAAATTTATAATAGGTTTATTCATTACCCATTTGATAAAATGGCAGAGAATGTAATACATACTTACAAAACATATTATTTTGATGTACCATATGAAGATGTGAAGGCAAACGTAGTTGCATTTCTTAATGAAAAGATTCACAAATTTAATGGGGAAAATGGTAGAGCATTCTCATATTTTACAGTTGTTGCTAGAAATTGGTTATTTAATGAAAACAACGCCAACTATGCCCGAATGAAAACTAGAGATGATTTAACAAAAGTAGACACATCTCGTAATATAATTAATGAAGTTTCTGCTGAATCATTACGGGAATCTAAATCAGATTTCATAGACCACTACTGTGAATATATTGACCACAATTTAGATACACTATTCCTAAAAGATAGAGATAAAGCAATTGCAGATTCTGTAAATGAGTTATTTAAAAATAGATTAGACCTATATTCATATAATAAGAAAGCACTTTACATACTTATTAGAGAAAGAACTGGTGTTCATACTCAATATATAACAAAAGTAGTTGGTAAAATGAAAAGTATTTATCTTCAACTTTATACTGAGTACAATAAGACAGGTCATGTCAAATTAGATTATGAGTTAAAGGAAAAGAATGGATAAAGATACTGAATTATTTAAAGGAAAAACCTTTGCAGATATTATGTCTGATGTTTATAACAACTCAAAAAAGAAAGATAGGCAACTAAAACTACTTATAGCTCAGTTAGAACCATTGGTTAAGAACCTACAAGATGCAACTGTTGTAGTTCCTTTAATTAAGGAATATATGGAAGTATCAGTAAAGAACGATGACCAAATAGTAAAACTTGCAGCAATCATACAACGAATGATGAAAGATGCTAATTCGGATGATGGTAGTGGTGGTCTTGGTTTAAGTGATGAAGAGAAGAAACAACTTTTAGAAAACGCAAAAGCAATTGATGAGAAAATAGATTCTCTTCAAAACGAAGGAGATGAGTAATGGCAGGAATTGAAACTGGCACAGTACAAAAAATAAATTTAAAAGATGATGATGTAAATGAAGTTTATTCTATAGAGGTTGTAACTAGAAGTTCATCGATGGCATTTGTAGTTGTATATCCATTAGATACTAATATAAAACGAATACCAATTGTTGGTGAGCAAGTTATTATACTTACATCACAATCACCTGATGGAGCTCCAAGCAAAATTGCAAAAAAACGATATTATTTAAACCCAACTTCTACTCAACAAAATGTACACAACAACGCATTACCAAAAGCAACGATTGGCAAATCTTCCACATCGGGTGGTGACTATGGTGATACTTCTGCAGGAAACCCAAATACATCTGGTGGTGAATCTGATACCGACTTAGGTGATGGTTTTGTTGAAAGAACTGATGTGGGTTCATTACAACCATTCTTAGGTGATGTATTGATAGAGGGTAGGTTTGGACATTCTTTACGATTTGGATACTCCCCAACAGAAGCAGACACAACAGAAGACCCATCATGGGAATCTTCAACAGTAGAAGACCCAATTACTATTTTAAGTAATGGTAGAAAAAGTGGTGGTAGTTATAATAAATTTATTATTGAAAGTGCTGATGATGACCTATCATCAATATACCTAACCTCATCACAAAAAATATCTTTAAAAACATCTCAAAAAAATTTAGGAATGGGTGTTGATGTTCAATCTAAATTTGACAAACCATCTGTTATAATAACATCTGATAGAATTTTATTGGATTCAAAATCCGATTATGTTATATTATCAGGTGCAAAGGATATTATAAATGCAACACCAGCATGGGCAATGGAGATGGATAAGATGTTTACAATATTAGAAGGACTTATTCAACAAGTAGCAGATTTAACTGCAGGTACTGCTACATTCGCAACGGGCGTAGGCCCAACTGGTCCTGCAACAAACGTAGCAGATGTTCAAAAATTATTAACCGATTTAAAAGCAATGGCCCAATAAATGCCTGTATTATTCCCATCATTTCAAGCAACGGTTGCACCTTACTTAGATGCACCAATCGAAAAAACAGAAGTAGATACTGCTAAAGTTATTGCAGATGCGTATGGGGTATCTGTTGCTAGTGCAATGATTACATTAATTCCAGGCTCATCAATCATATCAGCACCTCCGACTAAACCAATTGAAGATGCTATATTAGATACCTTCAATCAGATAAAAGATTCCGAAGGCCCACCGACCCCACCTATGTTTTTAAAATGGGCAACTGAGACTGTAAAGTATTGGGCGGGGGTTACATGGACACCAGTACCACCACCACCAGGATATGTATCACCAACATCAGGTGTTACGGTTCTAACAGGTGGAACTCCATCACCATTAGATGTGGGTTTGTGGGGTGCGTTTAACAATCCACCATCACCAACACCAATGGGTAATATTATATGTGGTAAGCTGATAGTAGCATTCACAACACATCTACTAACTGTAAATGGATTATATAATGGATTAATCCCAGCAGCACCATCACCAATACCGGGCCCACCTTTTCCTTGGATGGGTGTATCGTAAAACAAAACAATTTGATATTTATATAAAAGTATATTATTATGAAGGCAAAAGAATTAGCACAATTATTGGAAGTTATCGTAAGAAAGGTAGTTAGAGAAGAACTAAAACCTATAATTACGGAAGTTAGAAACGCATCCAAACCAATTATAAAAGAAACAAAATCTAAACCTAAAAAGGTTAAAGACCCATTGGATATAAACATATCTGATATTTTAAAAGAAGAACGTACAGTAACCCCATCTAAACCAAAAACATTTGTAAAGAATCCGCTGTTAAATGATATGTTAAACGAAACAATGAATGATGGTGAGTGGAGAAATATGGATGCTCAGTTTGGGTCTAACCAAGCACAAGGATTTGTGGGTAGGAACTCTAACACAATAGCACCAACAGTAGATATAGATGGTAGACCCGTTGATACTAATAATGAAGAAGTTGCAAACGTTATGGGTGCAATGACAAAAGATTATTCGGCATTAATGAAAGCGATTGATAAGAAAAAGGGAAGATAACAAATGGCTAAACCACGAAAAGAATATTCGTATCAAACTTTAGATTTACAACCCGATGTCGCAGTCGGTATTACATTACCATTAGGTAGTAGTAAGGGATTGTTTACTTTAAGTTATACAACTGAAGAACAATCCATATCCAACTTAAAAAATTTATTACTAACTAGAAAAGGTGAACGTCCATTTGTTCCCGAATTTGGGTCTAGTGTATATTCTTTAATGTTTGAACAAATAGGAGCAGGTTTATCAGATAGTCTTAGAGAATCCATTACAGAGGATGTTAATTTCTGGCTACCATACATAGTTATTGATGACATTAATATTGAAGTAATAGAAGATAGAAACTATGTTCGAATTCAATTATCATATAGAGTAACAGAAGATGGTGTAAATCGACAAATTATTATGTATGTAGATAACGCAGGTTCAGCAACAATAGAATAGGTATATTATGGCAAAAAAAGTTAACAACGACTTAGTACAAAAGGATGTATCTTTAGTAGGTAGAGACTTCGGTGAATTTAGAAAAAATCTAATTGATTTTTCTAAAACATACTTTCCAAATACATATAATGATTTTAACGAATCATCACCTGGTATGATGTTTATTGAGATGGCATCATATGTTGGTGACGTTCTATCATTTTATACAGACACTCAACTAAGAGAATCATTAATAACAACTGCAGAAGAAAATAGTAACTTATTTAATATTGCTGCAGCATATGGATATAAAGCCAAAAACTATGTACCTGCAACTGTTACTATGGATGTGTTTCAATTAGTACCATCTACTGGAACTGGTAATAATGTAAAACCAGATTTCACTTATGCAATGGTTATTTCTGATGGTATGTCAATCGGCTCAACTGATAATAGTGATGTTAGTTTTATAACACAAGGTCAATTAGACTTTTCATTCTCATCTTCACTAAGCCCAACTGAGGTGACCGTTTATCAAATAGATGAAAATACAAATGCACCAGTTTATTATTTATTAAAGAAACAAATTAAAGCATCAAGTGGTGCTATTAAAACAAAAGAATATTCTTTTGAAAGTCCAAAGATTTATGATAAAATAAAATTGGAAGATGAGAATTTTATTAGAATTAAAAGTATAACTGATTCGGATAACGATACGTGGACTGAAGTTCCGTATCTTGCACAAGACACAGTATTTGAGCAAATAGAAAACAACGAAGATAACTCAACACAATTTTCACAATTCTCAGACGATACTCCATATCTTTTGCAATTAAATAGAGTACCAAAGCGATTTATAACAAAAATTGAAGATAGAGGTGTGGTGACAATTCAATTTGGAGCAGGTGTATCTGCTAATGCAGATGAAGAGATTATACCAAATCCAGATAACGTTGGTTCTGCTCTATATGGAGTCGTTGGTGATTTAGACCAAGGAATCGACCCATCTAATTTTTTATATACTAAAACATATGGAGTTGCCCCATCCAATACAACGTTAACGGTTGAGTATTTAATTGGTAATGGTATTAAAGATAACGTACCTGCTAAAGATTTAGTAACTGTTATTTCATCTACCCAGACATTTGCAAATGAACGTAATTTGGATACAACACTTGTAAACTTTGTTAGAAACTCAATAGCAGTAACAAATCCAGAACCAGCACGAGGAGCACGTAGTGAAGAATCTATGGATGAGATTCGTAACAATGCAATGTCATTCTTTGCAGCTCAAAATAGAACTGTAAGTAGAGAAGATTATATTATGAGATGTTATGCACTACCACCACAGTTTGGTTCAGTAGCAAAAGCATACATACTACAAGATTATCAAATTGAAAATAAAAAAAGTAATGGTGAAACAATCACATCTGAAATACCGAACCCATTAGCACTAAACTTATACACATTGGGTTACAATGATACCAATCATTTAGTACCACTAAACGCGGCAACAAAAAATAATCTAAAAACTTATATTTCATATTATAGAATGTTAACTGATGCAGTTAATATTAAAGACGCACATATTATAAACATTGGAATCGAATTCGAAATAACGGTATTGCCAGATTACAACTCTAATGTAGTTCTTTTAAATTGTATAAATGAACTTAAAGAGTTTTTTAATATTAATAATATGTCCATAAACAATCCAATACAATTATCTAAACTATATTTATTGTTAGATGGTGTTGATGGTGTTCAAACTGTAATTAGGCCCGATAAAGAGGGTGTTGGTGGATTTCAAATATTTAATAAATTTAATGGAAATTATTCACCGAATAAATATAGTATTAAGACTGCCACTAAGTTTGGAGTAATTTATCCAGCAAAAGACCCATCAATATTTGAAGTTAAATTCCCAAATACAGACATTAGGGGCAAGGTAGTAACTCAATCATTCTAAGGAGATAAACAATGATATATAGAATATACGGACAGAAAGATACTACCATTTACGAACAAACTACTCGTAAGAATCAGAACGCAGGTAACGATTCGATATTGGAAACTACAAAGTTCTTTGATGAACTTAGTAATACAGATTTAATTGGCAATAGTAGAATACTTACACAATTTGATTTGACACCAATATCATCATTAATATCTTCAGGTGATATATCTGGTAATATAAAATTCTATTTAAATTTAACATCAACTCAAGAGACTGAAGTACAACGTGAATATACACTAGACATTCACCAAATATCAGGTAGTTGGAGTGAAGGGATGGGTTCGTTTTATGATAACCCAGTAACTACAGAAGGTTGTAGTTGGGTAAGTAGAAATGATTCAACATGGGTAACGAGTTCCTTCGCCGCAGATGTAACTGGCTCTTATACATTAAATGAAGGTGGTGGTAATTGGTATACTGCATCTGTTAGTAATACATTAGTATCTCAATCATTCAACAAATACACAGTAGATTTAAATGCAGATGTTACCGATTATGTAAATGATTGGTTAAGTGGTTCTCGCCCCAATAACGGATTTATAATTAAACGACCAAAATCACAAGAAAGTGGTTCTGTTAAATATGGTTCATCTAAATTCTTTTCAAATGATACTAATACAATATATGTTCCTACATTGGGTGTTAGATGGGTATCAGGTACATTCAACACAGGTTCTTTAGAAGAACTTACTGATGATAATATTATAGTATACTCTAAGAATACACTTACTGAATATAAGGAATCATCTAAAGCAAAACTTAGAGTAGTTGGTAGAGCAAGATACCCACAAAGAACTTTTGCAGATTCACACCCATATACTACAATTAAATATCTACCACAAACTACTTATTATAAGGTAAAGGATGTGGAGACGAATTTATCTATAATACCATACGATACAACATACACCACAGTAGATTGTGATTCAACTGGAAATTATTTTGATTTTTGGTTTAATACATTACAACCTGAGAGATTCTATCAATTTGAATTTAGAGTAGATAGAAGTGGTAAAAGTGAATATTTTGATGGGCCAATTTTTAAAGTAGTTAGATAATGCCAGAAAAAACAAAAAATCTTACAGTAGTAAAACGAGATGTTAATCGAAACACATCCAACCAAATCATTTCTTATGGATTGCCAAAATCTAAAGAAGAAGAATATGGTAGTGTTAGATTAATATCAGCTGCAACATTTTATGAAAAAGAATCATACAAAAAGGTAATGGGTGTAGTTTCCGATGAACTTATCAATAACAATGGTGAATTGGAAATTACTGAACAAAAATTAAATTATATCAAATATAAAGCTACTTCTGCAGAAATAGTATCTGAACTTGAAGAATTTGTAGATATATTTAGTGGTAGGTATGAGATGACTGAAAATGCAACCACACCAAGTGGTAGAACGACTTCACGTGGTTTTCAAAACCGACATTTTCTTAACGTAAGTTATATAAGCCCCGGCCTCCTCGCTCGTGGATTTGAATTCAAAGGATATGACCAAGTACCATTTGATAAAACATTGAAAGGCCCAGAATTAGATAATGGTAGATATGTAATTACAAAAGAACTTATTGAATCCGGTAGAAGTTTAAAATTTAAATTTACATTAGGTGTACAAAACAACCACACTGGAGCTGTTGACTTGAGAATGCGATTTCACAGAAGAAGGTTACCTTTCAATGGAGGCGCGGGTGCAGCAGTATCACCAGAATTGGTTAACACCATCTCACCTGAAAAATACCCAATCATAACAACTGAGTATATTTTAAAAAATGAGAATATGGTAGAATTTGACACATGGGAGCCGAAGGCCTACTGTGGTACTGGTTACAAAGAATTCGACATAAGTGGTGACAAGTCAATATTTGAAGTAGATTTATTAGAACCAGAAATGGTTGATTCCGCAATTCAAAAAACTAAACCTCCTTTCATACCTAAAACATGGACTGGCGGTGTAAGTATTAATCCAAATACTGGAATCGTAACAGTAACAAAAGGAAATTCTACAACAACTCCAGGAGTGAATCCACAGCAAGTTACCCCACATACCCCCACGAATCGTGGTATTTCGGCCGTAAATGTAGACTCAAATGGTGTAGAACAAATACCAAATGCAGTTACTCGCACCATTACGATTGGTAATATAACAGTACCAGATGGGTATTCAAACGCAGGTGCAAAACTATCATTGACAAAGGATGTTAATTCAAACTACTTGTCAGATAACTACTATGATACGTTGATTGGAACAATTAAAAAAATGAAAGACGAAAAAGCAAAAGAAACTACGGATTTCTTGGCAATTTATGTAGCGTCAGTTAAGTACAAAGCAGATAATCTAACAGGTAGAAACGCGGTTACTGCAGATGAGAATGTCAATAAAAATCGGGTTTACCTAACAAGTCTTGAAAACCATCTAAACAAACTAATCGATAATCTAGCAGTTGCAACTGCAAAGGTAGCTAACATTAAATCACTTAGAACCAATAAATAGTAGGTAGTATGGCAATAGATAGATATCAGAAAAAAGACATATTGACTGCCGAACGGTCTCCAATATTAAACGTACCAACTTATACATTGGATGAGTTGTCTCGTTTAAATAGTTCAAAGGGTTCTATTAAAAAAACAATTTTAGACAAATCATATGTACATAAAAATGTATACTCTAATGATTCATTAATAGACACTAAAATATCTCAAATATTTTATGAAACATCTAATGGTTCAGAATCCACATATGATATAATCTTAACACCAGAGATTGATGTACGACAAGGTGGTGGTGATAAGGGAACTTATAATATTGTATACAATTTTTTACAACCATATTCACCTGAATTAGAAATAATAAATATATCATCTGACTCTACTGAGATTGAGTTAAAAGTAACTGAGGGTGACCTAAACTCTTTACGTGAGTTAAATGGTTACGAAACTGTTAATAAAAACAATTTAGTTTTAAGTTTTGGTAATAACGATTTACTGACAATCACAGATATTCAATTTTCTAATAATAATATAGGTGGGGAATTAGTACGATATCCAAAACACCCAACTTCAACATATAACGGAAGGGATGTTACATACTTTCCATCTGAACTAGATAAAGATGATAATATATGGGTAGAGGTTTTTAAAGACACAAGAAAAACAACAGGTAGAGTAACTAGATTCACATCTATAATTACTGATAGGGTTACAGATGGTGTAACAATACCAAATGATAAAATTGAATTTGTTCAACAACGTGATGCAAATGGTAGTCTTGTATTTTTATCAAAAACCGCTCAAGACTTTGATAATCGATATGACATTGATGCTGACATCGAAGTTGAAGATGATATTTTTGATAATGTGTATTATGGAACTGAACCATTTTCTAAATTTAAATTTTATTCACCAACCAAAGATACACCCGATGTTCCATTAAGTGTAGTTGTCAAATTACATACCCCTCTACCTAGTAGGTTAGAAACTAAAGTATCAACCATACAAAGACAAATTAGAGAAGATTACATTGAAAGAGTAATAGCATATCCTTACGCTAAACAAAAAACA